ATGTAATAGGGTGTCTCCCTATCTTTGACCACAAAATTACAACAAATATCCGACACACGCAAGCACTTTAACTTTCGTTAACCTTTAACCAGATAGATAGCTATCTATTGTTAGATAACTATGTTTTATAACATAACTAGATAACTATATTATATAACTATATTATTTAATATATCTATAAAATATAGCTAACAAATTATGTTATCTAACATAATTAGATAACTATGTTATTTAGCTATCTAATTTAAATAGCTATCTATCTAGATAACTGCAATAGATATAACTTATTGTTGTGTCTATCATAGGGCGACGCAAAAGTTTCACGGCTGTGTGTAGCGTGGAACATTGCCGGATCCGGCGTTAACTTTCTGTGTGGGTTCCACCGTGCCCGGGTTCCTCGTTACCTGGTTCGACTGGTTGTGCTTCTCGTTGGGTGTGATATTACTCTGGTAATATAACGGCTGTTTGCCCGGTTGTGGAGCAAAAAAACGCTATAAATTGCGTCTGACAGCGTTTTAGGTGTGAAGGTAGGTAGTTAGTCGTTTTTGATATTTCGCGCGATTGTAGGGGCGTTTCTGTGCGATTTTGGGCTATTGTGCCGTTTCGGGCACACCCACACCCCCTCCCATAGGTTTAAACGGGCAGTAACCCTTTATCTAAATATTTTTATTTTAATTTTTTATTATTATTTTAATTTTTATTATTTAGATATACGGTTACTTAGTTGCTTCATCAGTTAAGTATTTAGTTGCTTCATCAGCTATGTATATAGTTATCTATTATGTTATACATTTATGGTTATTTTAGTATTGTTATCTATGTATTGTGTGTTGTATGTTAATGTTGTTTACGGATGAATTTTAATGATTGATGAAAGTGCGTGTGTATTTTGTAGGATTGTTAAGTTTTTATTACTTTTGCAGTTGTGTAAGTGTACGTTTAAAAACCCGAGAGTGTATAAAATGTTTAAAATAAATGTGTTATGAATCGAGTTCAATATGTAGGCATGTTAGATGAGCTTCATGGTTTGTTGCTGGGCCATGAAGTTGGTGGATGTTTGTTGGAGAAGTCCGGTGTTCGTCGCCGAGGTCGTTTGGCGGATTTGTTCCGTAAAGCTTATGTATCTGCCGGTTTGGGCAGTTATTGTGGTTTGTTGTGGTGGTATGGTGGTCGTTGTTACATTGAGTTGTCGAGTGATGATTTATCGAATTCGATCTATGATTTGTTGAAGAGGGTTGGTGTTCCTGGAGAGGACTTGTTGCATGTAGATGATTTGTTGCGTGTAGTGAGTCGTGCGTTAAGTGCGAAGGAGTTGGTTGTTGACCATGGAAAGGTGGCGTTTCGCAACTGCGTATTGGATTTAGAGACCGGCAAAGTGTGCAGTTTTGGTCCCGATGTCGTTGTATTTTCGGAGATGGATTACGATTACGATGAACGTGCCGAGTGTTGGCGTTGGCGTCAGTTTCTAGATGAAGTGTTGCCACAGAAGGAGCATCAGCGCATCTTGCAGGAGTTTTTAGGCATGGTGTTGATAGACCGCAAGAAGGTGAAGATGGAGCAGATGCTGATCTTGAAGGGCAGTGGTGCCAACGGCAAGAGCGTTGTGTTTGATGTCGTGTGTCATTTGTTCGGTGAGTCGAATGTCAGTCATTTCACGTTGAAGAGCCTGTTGGGTGGTGGTATCGACCGCAAGCGGAATATCGCCAGCATCAACGGCAAGCGTTTGAACTACTCCAGTGAGACGGACCGTTTTGTGATTCCCAGTGACAGTGGCATGTTGAAGGCGTTGATCAGTGGTGAGCCGTTAGAGGCCCGTCCGATGCGTGGTATGAACTTTGCCGCCAAAGACATTCCTTTGTTGATGATGAACGCCAACATCTTGCCTGAGATCAAGGATTGGAGTTTCGGTATGCGTCGCAGGGTGTTGATATTGCCATTCACGGTAGAGATACCGAAGTGGCAGCAAGATGCCACGTTGCCCGTTGCGTTACGTTCGGAGTTGAGTGGCATCATGAACTGGGTGTTAGAGGGCCGCAAGCGTTTTGTATTGAACCAGTACAAGTTGACTGAGAGTGATGCTGCCGAGAAGTTGGCTGACGAGTATCAAGGCGAGTCGAGCAACGTGATAGACTTCATGCGCGCCATGGGTTATGAGCGCCGCAACGATGTAGTGCGTGGTGCTGTTCCTGTTTGGAAGTATTCAAAAGAGATATATGGCGAGTACACCAAGTGGTGCATAGCTTCGGAAGACATGGCTGAGAAAGTCCACAAGTTCTTGACGGTGTTGCGTGATGGTGGTTGGCGTGTCGTCCGTCGCAGTCAGGGTTGGTATATTGGTTGTTATGGTGACCGTGCATTGAAGCGTCAGGCTTGGTTGTTGAAGTGTGACAATGCCAGCAAGGAGTTGAATGTCCAGTTCAAGGGTGAGAAGTTCTTCAATTGGCGCATCGTCCGTGACATGGCCGAGAAAGTGATGACGATAAACGGTTGGACGCGTTGTGCTGTAGGTTTTTTGGACTTGCAGGAGTATTTGGGTTACACGTTTGACTTCAAGGGTCACATGAACCGTGGTCAGTTGGATGGCACTTATGTTGTCAATGATGGTGTTTATTTCTTCAACTTGACAGCCATTGACGAGCTGTGGCGTCCGAAGTATGAGGCTGGCATCAAGGCTCGCATGGAGCGCAAGCTTGTTGATGCCGAGTATAGGAAGTTGCAGAGCGAGAGTGACAAGGGTCTTGCCTAGTATTCTGGCCGTCACGGGAGTGACGGCAAAGTGAGACCGTGGTTTTGTTTTTTTCTTTTTTGGTTATAGTGTTATGGATAAGGGAGATTTTTTGAAGTCAGAGGCTATTGGCCTTGGCTTGTGTGAGAAGTGGCGCGAAGCGTGGTCTTCGGGCCTTGGTGATGATGCGTTGGTGGAGAAGTTCAAGGACGGCATCGACTTCTGCATCTTGCATGACTGGCCGTCGTGCGCTTGGGTGAAAGAGCATTTTGACGCAGGGTTGCTGGCTCGGCATGGTGTGTTCGTAGACGCGGACTTGCGAGCGGGGTCGCTCGCAATACCTGACCTTAACAGCTATGTCCTGATGGGTGATTGCCGTGGTGTGTTGCGTTTTGGCGGCTTTGATGTCGCCACTGTGTATGTCCGTCACCAGTGCGATGTTGAGATAATGGTTGATGGCCTTGCGTATGTTGATGTGAGGGTCTATGATTGTGCCCATGTGATTGTGTTGGGTGACAGCGCGCGTTCTGTGAACGTGTATGTCTACGATCATGGCAGCTGTGACATGCGTGGCAATGTGAGTGTTCGTCATCGTGGTTCCTTTAAAGACTTGGCTGATGAATGAGTATGAGAAGGCGCAGGCCGTCATTCGTCGTCGGCTTGAGATAGAGAGTGCGTTGCTGCGTGCCTTGCGTGCCGAGTGTGTTCGTGTGATTATGGAGATAGCCTCTTTGGGTTATGCGAGCGAGATGGCTGGCATGGAGTTTCGCTTGTCAAATTGTGGCAAGTATGAAGATATATTGGAGCTATTTGGTGAGTTGCGTTTGTGGATATACATGAATGTGACGCATTACAGCCAGCTGGCGGTTGATGTTGTTGAGGAGCATTGGAAGCCCGTTGTTCCGTTGGTTGCTGATGAGTATGCTAACCGCGAGGTTCATGGCAAGACATTGAAGGAGCGTGTCGGCATCTATGTCAACCGCTTGAAGAGCGAGGCCGAGATGTGGATTGCCGCCGGTCTTGTCAGTGGCTTGTCGCTCAAGAAGCTTGAGAAAGAAGTCCGTGAGTGGGTTGAGAAGCCTTACTCGAGCCGGTTGTTTCTTTCGGCCAGTGTTGCTGCCGGCCACACGACAGCCAGCAGTGTCCGTTTGCGCCGTGGTGTTCCTCATTTTGGTACCGGTCAGTTGCGCGGTGCTGTTGCTTCGCTTGCCCGCCTGGGTGGCTGGGTTGTCGCTGACATGGTTCGCATGGCTGAGTTCCTTGCTTGGGGCAGCGACAGCCGTGTGACTGGTTATCGTGTGTATCGTGGCAGTAGCTACCCTTGCTCGTTGTGTGACATGATGTCCGGGTTTCACCCGAAGGGGTTTGAGGAACTGCCTCCGTATCATGCCAGGTGCTGCTGCTTTGCCGTGCCGGTTATTGATGACAGTGTGTCTTAGCCGGTGATGGAATGAAAAAGCCGCGGCGGGAGCCGCGGCACAGACAGACCTTTGTTGTTTCTTTCAGATGACTTTTTGCCATGTCGCTCCGTTGAGGCGGTATAGGCCCTGCGGGGTTAGTTTCATGGCTGTGTTTGGCACTGCTCCGTCCTCGGTTGCGTAGGGTGTAGGCGAGAAGCCTATTGAGATGTTCTGTGTCCTTTCCGGCCGGAACGTGACGTTGAATGTGAGCGTGTATTGCTTGATGCCTGGCGGCATGTCGAGCGTTACGGCAATCATTCCGTCGGTCAGCGTGACCTGCTGGTCGTATAGGACGTTGTTGTCGGTGTCGTTGACGGCGGTGAGCGATGCTTCGATGACGGGTGGCACTTCGCCCTCGCTTGTGGGCGTGTCCGGTAGTGCGAGTATGTGCGCTCTGACGTGCATTGTCGCCGCGTCGGTAGTCGAGAATTGCAGCACCTGCTGTGCGTATCGCGAGTAGGTGTGTCCTCCCGTGAACTGCTGGCTGATGCTGCTTTCGCTGATGATGGTCGGCGCGATTTGCTGTCGGTCGGTCTGCATGATAGCCATCTCGTTGGCAGTGATGTTGGCATAAGCCTCTGCGCCATCTGTCCCCGCGAACAAGCCTGAGATGAACGACACTGGTCCCGCCGCCTTGTCTTTTCCTTGCTTGGATATGTACTCCTTTGACAGCTGGTTGATGCGTTCGATGATGCGGTTGGTGTTGGCTGTTGAGATGGCATCCATTGTCTGCACGGCCTGCTGTGTTGCTTGCACGGTTGTGCGTTGTAGCAGTGACGGCTCCACGGTGTCGGAGAGCGTGATCTCGTACTGCGGTATCGTCTCCTCACCCACGGTGATTTTGATTTGTGAGATTGTGATGCGCTCGTCTATGCCGAGAGAGTTGTCAACGATGTGCAACTTTGTGCCCGCCATGAGTTGCTCAGCTATGGCCTGGTGCCTTGCCATGTAGATGTTGTCGATGGTGAGCGCATAGTTGTAGGCCGTGTGGTCGTTGAGCGCGAGGAACTTCTCTGCGGCAGTCTGCAAGCGTTGCTCTGCCGCTGTGACGTATGTGTCTGGCATTCTGATTCCCGCCAGCACGAACTTGTCTCCCGCCGAGACTTGGTAGTTGACATTCGGGAAATACTGGTTGATGGACGTGTCTTGCGCCACCTCCAGCGTGACTCTGTAGGTGCTAGGCGACGTTGTCGGTGCTATTTTCTGCATCGTGCGAATGTTGCACTCTCGGCCCGCGAGCATTCCCGAGTTGAAGACCATGCGTGGTGTCTCTCCGCTGATGATCTGCTCGTTTGGGTCGAAGCCGATGTTTTTGATAGTGACCTGGAAGGTTGGTGCCGTTGTCTGCTGCTCGGGTATGATTCCGTCGAACGTGACTTGCTCAGCTGTGACAATTTCATCGACTGCTCCTTGGTCCCAGCTAGGGTATTGCTGCGGGTCACGGATGTTCTGCTCAGTGCGCTGCTCTTCTGTGAGCGCGTTGTAGATGTCGAGCGTAGTCATTCCTGCGATGGACGGGTAGATGTCCTCTACCTCGCTGTCGCTTCCGTCGAAGAACTTCACCCCTTCCTTGATGCCCAGCGTGGCTGCGTTAGTCGAGTCGATGTAAGCCACCTTTCCGTTCTGCCGGAACATGGGCAGCATGAGGTTCGGCAGGTACATCGCATCATCTACATTCGGCAGGTTGTTGTAGTATCGGTACGGCATATTGCGTGTGCTGCCGTATGCGTAGAGTCGTGTGACGAGCTGCTGGTTCTCATCGGATGTGCGCTCAATCTTCATTAGTCCCGCCCCTTGGCTGATGCCGAGTTCTTTTCCATATCGGAACTCGTTGTCAATCTCATGCACGATAGCCCCGAGCGTGATGGTGTGGATGAACGAGTAGTCGGTCGGGTCTGTATCAGGATGCCCTTCCTCGTCGTCGTTCTTGACTGATGCTACGGTGAAGTTGATGCCCAGCTTTTGGCATGCATCGGCAAGTGTGTTCCACACCGACGCATTGCTGACTGATATGGACTGCGGCTTGATGATGGTTCCCGGCTCGATGACTATGCGCCACACTTTGTATGGGAATGCCCTCTTGACGTTGGCCATGATTCGGTCGGCCAGTTGTGCCAGACCTGCGCACACCTGCACGGCCTGCCCTTCCTGGTCGAATGATATGGTGTCGTCGGAGCAGAAGAACTGGAATGTTGGTAGTGACGTGTAGTGCAGCTTGTTGTCGTCGGTGACGTAGTCTAGCATCATGGTGTCTTGCATCATGGCTATTGCCTCGCACTGGAATCGCACGGACTTGTACTGCACCGCGTCGCCTCGGCTGCTGTCTCGTGCATTGCGTGTGACTGACGGCAGCACGGTCATGACGAACCGTTGTCCTCGGAATTGGATGTAGTCGCCGATCTGCCAGCTGATGGGTGCGGGCGCGTCGATGTCGCATGAGACGTAGGCGTCGCCCATGAGTGTGGCATCGTATTGCAGCCGCTTGGTCGTGGCCACGATGCCTCCGCTATTGTGATTGATGTAGTATGTCATTTCCTTCTTGTTGTTGCCAGCCGCCACGGGAGTGGCGGCATAGTGTACCGTTGTCGCGTTGAGTTGCTATTGTTGTTGCTGCTGTCCGTTGAGGTCTTGTAGCAGGTCGGCAGCTTGCTGCTGCTTGAACTCGGTGATGATGATGTCTTCCTCGTTGTTTGCTCCGTATCCGTGTAGCTGGCAGCCTGTGCGTCGGCTGAGCAGTCCTGCGTTGGTGAGTTGGACAAGGTTGTTGACCAGCTCTGTCATGTTCTGATGGACGTATGGCTCGATCCATGAGTAAGTGCCGAGCTCGGCCATCTGTGTCTGGTTGCCGAACTGCATTCCGTAGCCCCACTTGAAAAGCCGCATGATTTTGTCGAGTGCGCCATCGTACTCCTTTGCGTCGATGATTGCTCGGTCGATGCTCGGCGAGTAGATGAGCTTGATGGACACTCCTGGCATGTCACCGCTTCGCACCTCGGGCGGCAGCACTGCGAACGAGCCTTGGAAAATCATCTTGAGCAGCACGTCTAGCTGTAGTTTGAATGCCTCGACATTGCCTTGCGGCTCGAGGTATGACGCTTTTCCGTTGACCCCAGCGTCGATTGCCTTCACCGCCCCATACATATCGGCCTTGATGTCGATTTCGTCGCCGTTGAGCACCATGATTGGGAAGGCGTATGCCTGGTTGTTCTGGCAGAGGTTTGAGACCGCGAGTTCGTACTTGTCGATAGAATCTTGCGACCCGCTCCAGCACGGGCCGTCGTCGTCTCGCATATAAACGATGGGCACCTCACGGAACCCATGGGGTGTGGGTGGCATGTCGATTGTGAAGCCGTCCGTTCCGAGGAAGTCCTTGATGTTGTTGATGATTCCTTGCAGTCCCTGGTTGTCTCGGCGGTATCGTGTCATGTTCCGCCGGTCCCATACTTCGACGAATGTGATGACCGAGTTCCCCTTCGCGTCGTAAGTGTCATACATTCTTGCGAACGTCTCCAGTTCTCCGTCATCGCCATAGTGCGGGAAGAGCGTGTCACCGAGGTCGTAGGCCATTGCTTTCCATTGCACCTTCTTGTCACGCATGTAGAAGCACAGCGCGCCATCGGCAGTCTTCTTTGTCGCTCTTGCCAGCTGATAGAATGCCAACTCGATGTTGCAGTCGAGCCAGCCCGTGCGCAAGTTCATGAAAAGGTCTTGCTCCTGCGCAGTGTTGTGGACTCCCGTGAGTTCGTGGTGTATGTCGTTTCCGCAGAGGTGCACCAGCTGCTGGATGAGTATCATTCGCTGGAATGGGAATGCCACACGGAAGAGGTATTCCTTGTAGTACTGCTTTGTTTCCTCGTTGTACTTGACTCGGTCGGGGTGCGCCAGCGTTGAGTTGATGTCGTGCCCGGCGGGATCGTACTGCCGGAGGAAGTCGCTCTGCTCATAGATGATGTGCGCTGCTTTTTGGTTGCGTGGCAGTCTGGGCTTGATGTCGGAAGTGACGAGCCTTGGTGCCTCGGCGGGGACGATTTGCGTCCATGGCTTTTTTGTCAGGATGAAGTTGTTCATTGTTTTTTGTTTTTGTTGTTCTGGGCGGGCCGGGTGGCCCGCAATACTGAACGTGTTGTTGCTTATTGTTTCTTTTTAGAGGAATCCTAGGCCGTGTCTCCGTTTCATCTGCTTGATGTCGAAAATCATGACCATGAGCATTGCCTCGATGAAGTCGGGTGAGTGGCCTACCAGCTTTTTCATGACCGCCTTTTTTGGTAGCGTGAATCCGTGGTCGGTTCGTGTCTCGTCTCGGCGGAGAGCGTTCTTCTCGTTGATGAGTATCTCACGCAGTGTGCGTTTTGAGTATCCGTGTCCCGAGAACTTTCGCTCCAGCAGCTCCGGCTCGATAGAAAACTCGCCGGCCTTGATGGCTTGTGTGAAGAGATATGCCGCCTTGGACTTGAAGTCGTTGTAGACGTACTTCTCGTTTGGTGGTATGTTGCCTTGGTTTGTGAACGGGACCGCATCGGGGAAATGGCCTTTGAACAGCTGCCCAAGACCTGAGAGGTCGTAGGTGAAATTGCGCTGCGGCACTCCCCACTCGTCGAGTTTGGCTGCAACAGCCTGTGGTGTGCGCACCGAGTCGAGCTTGCTGGTGAAGATGTCGTAGAGGTGCCTTCGGTTTCCTTTCCACAGACATAGGACGAGGTTGTCACCACCGTCAAGTGCCACGTCGCATGATGCGTATGGCTGGTTGTCCATGGACTGCCGGTCGTTGTTGAACCACCGCTCCATGTCGGCCAGCTTTAGCAGCGCGGTTCCAACCTCTCGGTATTTCCAGTTTCCGTCAAGGTCGCGGGCGCGCTGTGCCTCGTCCTGGTTGGCGAGGTTTGCGAGATAGGTAGGGTCGGAGCGCATGAGCTGCCGGTTCTCTGTGACCTTTCCCTCGATGAAGCAGACCGACTTGATGAACAGGTCTTGCGGTTTGCCATACTGCGCCATGTCCTCGCGCCAGTATCGGTCGATGGTTCCTCTGCACTTCTGGTAGACCTCTTCGCGTGTGTCTCCCCATGTGATGCTTGTAGGGTCATCTCCGTCCATGAAGCAGTAGCGCAGTCTTCCGTTCCGCTCGTGTATCGGGTACCCGTCATCGTCGATCCACCAGTCGATGAACATTGCCACCCATGACTCCGGGTCTGGGTTGCAGGTTCCGTAGACTCTGTTTCGGATGAAGAACGCATTACGGTTGTCGGTGATGATGTACTTGAACTTGTTGTATGGCATGTGTGTGATCTCGTCTATTGCAATGTAGGCGAAATCTTTTCCTTGCCATCGTATCTTGAAGTCCTTGATGTCGTCGGCGTAGTATCCGAAGCGCAGGAACCCTCCTGCATGGAAGTTCCACGTCATGTCGTCCTTTGATCGGTTGTAGTCACCGAAGTGTTTGTACAGCTGGTAGGACGTCTCGATGATTGCGTCAAGGTCGGACTTTTCGTTACGCATGATGAGTGCGTGGAAGTTGGGGTTGTAGATGTCGTTCAGCGCGTCCATGAGGATGCCGTAGGATTTCCCGCCACCACGGGAGCCACCGTAGATGGTGATGTCGGCCTTTGTTGAGAGGAACATTTCCTGGCCACCTTGCTGTATGATCACGTTGTAGGGGTTGGGCTTCTGCTCGTCGGCTTTTCGTAGGATGGCTATTTGCTGGGCTGAGATGATGTCAAGGCCGTTTTTTGCTGTTTGTGCTTTGTTCGTTTCTCCAATGGCCGTGGCGGGAGCCACGGCACAGCTGACCGCAGTTGCCCTCTTTGTGCCGGTGGTTACTCCACTTGGCACACGCCCTGTATTTGATGCTGATGACACTCTACTGAAATTTTTTTTGCAAATGTAATAATTTTTTTTAGAAAAAGTTGCATGGTTATAAAATTTTGTATTAACTTTGCGGTTGGATTTAATCATTGAATCAATTTCAGTTTCTCTCATTTATGGTTTTTGGTTTATGGGCAGCGTTTACAATCCTCGGCATCCGCATCACTGCGTAGTTTACCGCATGGTGGGCGAGACAGAGTTCTCGCCCGGTGAACGCGTCATTCTCTATGATGGTGCTTGCCGCAAGTACACGACCCGATCGTCTAGGACATCTACCGCAATGGCAACGAGCCAGTACACGCTGAGTATTCCTGAGATTGTTCAGGCTCTAGCCGGTGACCGCATTGAGGTTGATGACTATATCGGGCACTTTGAGGGTGTTGTGACCGAGGTGACTTGCAACAACATCGGCACCCAGGACAAAGGCCATTGGGGAGGGACTGAGATATTCTGGAACAGTTGGAAGCATTGACGCGGCAAGCATAACTTGCCGCCACACGACACGATGGCAGCTAATGACAACATACGGGTTCTTGAAGCGGGCATGAAGAAGGCTCGCGAGCTTGTGCGCCAGAAACTTGGTGCCATGTGCCAGCCTCATGTGATTGGCATCGTTGACGAGGCTGAGAATGCCCGTGAATGGACTGGCTTTACCGGTAATGCTCAGACAAGCTATGGCGGTTGCGTGATAGACCAGAAGACCGTGTGGCAGTATCGCTCGGACCATGGTGGTGTGACCGTTGTTCATGACAAGGTGAACAAGGGTGAGACGGTTTATCTAGATGCCCCTGTCGAGGGCGAGGCTCGCAGCGTGAGCGGCGATGTCAACATTCGTTTCTCGGACTCGTCGAGCGCATTGGACTATGTTCTGAACTTGCCAGTGCCTGGTTATAGCATTGTTGATGCTCGGTTTGCGTTCCCTCTGGAGTATGTGAACTACTTGCGTGAGCACTATGCTAACGGTGGTGAGAATCCGCTTATATTGATGCATCAGTTGGCTGCTGTTTCTTTTAAGACGATGAGGTGATGGATGAGAAGTGGGTTGACATATTGCAGATTGAGCGCGACCTAGTGGATCGTGTGAGCGGCATCGCAGACGCTGTGTATGTTACCGGCAACCCCGCCGCCGTTCCCGACAAGCAGGGCAGCTATATCGTGCTTGCGATGGGTGGCACCGTGACCAACGAGGGTGCCTACAAGCGCAGCTGGGGCCACATCTACCTGTATGTCCGCAACAAGGTGAGCGGCGTCCAGGACACTGTCCAGATTGACTCGCTGATGAACCGTGTGCTTGGCGTGTTCCCGATAGCGACCGAGTATTACAGCGCAATCAGCCCGACGATGAGCTATGGGACACGCGTGGGCGAGTTTACGCGCATGATTGTGCGTTTTGAACTTCGGATAAAGAACTAGTGGCAGCGATTAAATCGCTGCATACTGAATAACGATAGAGTGATGGATAAAGAAAAAATCTTTAGTGAGTTAAAAACGAGGATTGGAGAGACCAGTCTGAGTGACCGTACGCTGATGACTTGGGTTGAGAAGAACTTGCCCGCAGAAGGTGTTGAGCCTGATGATGCGTACTGGGAGAAAGGTGTGTCGCTGTTGCAGAGCCTGGGTGGTCAGTACAGCCATGATGTAGCGGCTTTTGTCGCCAAGCATGGTGGAAAGCAAGACCCCGACTATGACCCCGACCCGAATCAAGGTGATGGCGGCAACAAAGGCAACGACGACGCATTGAAGATGCTTAGCGACTTGGCCAAGCGTTATGATGAGTTAAAGGCGCGCATGGACGCTGATGCCGCTGACCGCGACAAGGCGAAATTGCTCGGTCTCGTCAAGGGCGAGATGGAGCGTCGCGGGTGCGACAACGCTTATGTTCTTGAGCATGTTCTGAACGAAGCCGACCTTGATGGCAAGAAGCCGTTGGAGACGCTTGTTGAGGAACAGCTTGTGCGTTACGACTCGGAGTATGCAAGGGCATTTGGCAGCGGTGCTCAGCCCCGTGGCTCGATGGGCGGCGGTGGCGGCAAGAGCGCGGCAGATGCCTACTTCGCCAAGAAGTGGAAGCAGGGTGCTGAGTGACTGATGGCCATCACAGGAGTGATGGCATAGCTGGACCGCACTTGGATAGATTTTAGTTTTTGTGTTATTTTAATTTTCAGTTTCAGTTATGAGTATTGGAAATACATTTCAGAATGGCAGCGTAGCTGTTCCTGGCAAGGCCCGCAAGGTTTGGCGTGAGATTCGTCACCAGTGGCCCGCCGGCGGCAAGGTTGTCAACGTGAGCGCATGGTATGGCGGCATCATTCCTGCCGGCACTCCTTGCAAATATGACGGAGCGACGAAAGAGGTGACTTGCTACACCGACGATGCAATCACTGCCGCGTCGAGCATTGCTACCCTTGGCATCAATGGCTACACTCAAGAGGACATTGACTGCCGTGCCATCAACGCCAGCGCGCCTGGCATTGCCACCGCCACCGTGATTTATGACGGCGAGATTTACGACTTCATGTTTGACAGCGCAGTGCTTGCCAAGCTTAAGACCGTGACCACTTGCCCTCAAGTGATTTTTGTGCATTAATGTTTAACCACTAACGAAAGATAAAGAAATGAATCGACTTCCTGGAACATTGTATGATTTTCTGACGCTTGGCCTTGGTGGTGAGACTTTCCAGAGTTTCGTTGACCACTACAACGAGCGTTATGACCGTGCGGAGATTGATGGCTTCACGTTTGCTCCTGTGCAGCTGGGCTACACTTGGCAGCAGCTGATCAGCCAGGTTGCGACCACCGTGTTGCCGACCTATGTTGACCCCGAGTCTCCCGGTTATGAGATGCCACTGAGCGAGATTGCCGGTGCCACTGGCAACATTCCTACCTTCAAGAACCGCTATCGTCTGAACCGCGTTACGGTTCGTGAGAAGTTGCAGCTTGCTCAGAAGCTTGGCAGCCTGAACGGCTTGACCGCTGACATTCGTGACACGTTCATGCAGCTGCTTGACGAGGGTGTTGAGAGCCACATCAAGAGCTACTACAACGCACTGACGAACCAGCGCATGCAGGTTGTCTCGACCGGCAAGTTCACTATTGACCTGAACAACCCCCGCGGCTACCGTGGTGTGACGCTTGAGTTTGGTGTTCCCGCCACTCACTTTGACTCGCTGACTGGTACCGCCCGATGGTGGACTAATGCCGACCACTCGATCGAGGGCAATACTAGCGACCCCATCAAGTATCTGAAGGATAAGGTCAAGGCCATTCGCCGCACGTATCACTACGTCGGCCGCCTGAAGATGGAGATTAGCCGTGACCTGTTGGAGGACATGCTTGGCCACAGCAAGGTTCTGTTGACCCTTGGCCAGCGTCTGTATCCGATCAGTGCTGTTGACACCGCCGCTGGCAATGCCGCCGCTGTCAACTATGCTAAGAACAGCAGCGAGGATGCCTTGCTTGCTGAGCTGCGCAAGGTGATTGGTGTAGACTCGATTGTTGCCCGCGACAGCTGGGCTTATGTGAGCGCGCCCGGCACTAACGCTGCTGGTGATCCCGACCTTGTGGCTACCCCGATTCAGAACTTCGACTCGCACAATGTGGCGTTCTTGCCTGAGGGCAACATCGGCCAGTTCATGGGCGTTGAGCCTCTGACCCTGGGTTATGACCCCGACAAGGTGGCATCGTACAACGGTGGCCGTCTGAAACTGCAAGAGCGTGCCGAGCCTGACACGCACTCGATTTACATTGACTCGGAGGCTGCACAGCTTGCTGTGCCTAGCCAGCCGCATAATATGTTTATCTGCACGGTGACGGCTTAGTGAGTGTTACTTGCCGTCACTGGAGTGACGGCATAGCGAGACCGATGGTATTTTAATTGACAATAAAGGTTAGAGTTATGGCAGCGAAGTGTGGTATTACGATAGAGGAGCATCTGCGTGGTCTTGTGGAGAAGTTTGACTTGTCGGACACGACCATCAGTTCGATCTTGATAGATGCAGGCATTAGTGAGGGCATGCCCGTTAGCGAGTTGAGCCGCGAGCAGCTGGACCTTGCTGTGGCGCATCTGTACTTGTGGTGCTTGCACTTTTTGCCTTACTCGAAGAACAACACCAAGGATGCCGATGGCGGCTGGGAGCACACCGAGGGTGGCTATCAGCTGCTGGCGGCAGACCGCGAGCGATGGTGGGCTTACTTGCGCTGGTTGTGGCGCAGGTGGCGTTGGCCTTGGCTTGAGGAGTTGCTTGACGAGGAGAAGTCGAGCAAGGTGGTTGTGTTCAACCTTTAGTGCGAGCCAGTGGCTTGCAATACTGAACGAGTGTTTAAAATTTTTAGAATTTAGAAACTATGGCTGACCCAACTGGACAAAACCCTGGTGTTATTGATGGGGGTGAGCAACAAATCAATGAAAATATGGCAGCAGTAACTGTAACAAAGGATGTGAGTGCGCTTCGTACTCTGTTCAACAAGGTAGGTCGTATCTATTTCACTAGCACGACCGACAAGACTCCGGCAAATCTTGCTACGCTTGATTTCCGTTTGCCGATTCTGGAAGACTCTGTGGAGTTTGACACTGGTGAACCCGACATTGAGACCGTGAACTTGACCACTGGCGAGAAGTGGACCACTATGACCACCGCTGGCGATCCTAACATCACGATGCAGTGCGCGTCGTTTGCCACTGAGATTACCGACCTGTTCTTGAACGTGACCGCGGCCTCTAGCGGCAACATGACTCTTGACGGCAGGACTTATGCCGGAAAGGGCTATGACCTGAGCGCGAAGAAGGTGACTGGTGGTCTGTTGCTGATGGGCGAGGACCTTGAGATGGCGATTTTCATGCCTCACGTTGAGATTTACTCCAGCATCGGCATTGAGCAGAATGTGCCTGGTTACTTCACGATGAATGTGACCCCGCTTGCCAGCTCGGCTGACAACACGGCAATTTACTTCTTGCCCAAGACCAGTGCTTAGTGACATGCTGGCCGTGGCCGGAGCCACGGCATAGCAATACCGAGACAGTGTGGCGGTGGGGGATGCGGTGAGCTGAACTCGCCGCCACACAACTTTTGTTTCCCCTTTTTTACGAGCCGGGTGGCTCGCAATACTGGACGATTATTTGTTTGTTAGTTATAGATTGTTATGGCAGAAGGTGGTGGCCCTAGTTTGGGTAATTTTTACTTTGATGTTATATTCCGGGACAAGAGCCAAGGGTTTCTTGAGCATGTTAAGAACACGCTCAAGAGCATTGACCGCAGTATCACGATAAATATCAGCAGCACCGGTGTTAATGGTGATGTGAGCAAGATTCAGCAGGCAATCAATCAGAAGCTTGCGAATGTGAAGGCTGTTGTACCCGTGTTGTTGAACAACCAGGCTGCGGTTCAGATTGGCGACTTGCTGACCAAGCTGAAAGGGATGACGGTTGAGCTGAACGTGCTGTTGAAGAACCCGACGAAGAAGAACCTGGAGTCGATTCAGCGCGCTGTTCGCTCGATGGTTGTTCAGATCGATGTCAAGCTGAAAGAGATAGACCAAGCCAAGATAGACGCATTGAAGAAGCGCACCGAGGGCAAGCTGAAACTGGAGGCAACGGTCAACATGAACACCGCGCGCAACAGCCTTAGCCAAGCATTGAAGTCGCGTCCATTCAAGTTTGATGTTGTCGTTGACCAGATGAAGGTGGCCAGGGCCGTGCAAGCAGCATTGACGCAAGCCGGTTATAGCGGTGCCGGCATGACTGCCGCCCAAGCCCGCGCTCAGAGAGCGATGCAGCAGCAACAGGAAAGCATTGCAAGAATTGCTCGCCAGAATGCTGAAACGCAAGCAAAGATTGCCCGTCAAGATGCCGCACAGCAAGCGAAGACCGCTCAACAAGCTGGCATCGCCGCTCAACGTCAAGCCACCGCCGCTCAGCAGACAGCCGCCGCCCATGCCCGCGCCCAAGCCGCCATAGCCCGCTCGACCGCCGCCATCAACCGCAACACACAGGCCAACCGCCAGAATGCTGCATCGTTCATGCTAGTGCGTCGCAGCATGCTTGAGAGCATACCGCTGGCTGGTAGTCTTGCTAACATGGCTAGGAACTATGTTGGCGTGTTCGGTGCTGTGAGTGCTGTGCGGTCGTTGTACAGGATCAGGGCAGAGTTTGAGCGTCAGGAGGTGGCGTTGCGGGCATTGATGCAGAGTGCCAGCCAGGCGCGTGAGGTGATGGGGCAGTTGCAGCAGATGGCGTTGAAGTCGCCGTTCTCGGTGAGCGACATCGTTAGTTTCTCTAAGCAGTTGTCGGCATTCTCGATTGGGAACAATGAACTTGTCGAGACCACGAAACGGTTGGCTGACTTGTCGGCTGGTCTGGGTGTTGACATGAGCCGACTGATCCTCGCCTATGGGCAGGTGAAGGCAGCGACGGTGCTTCGTGGTCAGGAGTTGCGTCAGTTCACCGAGGCCGGTGTCCCTATGGTGCAGGCCCTTGCCGACCAGTTCACGAAGCTTGAGGGCCGTGTTGTGACTGCCGCCGATGTGTTTGACCGCATATCGAAGAAGGCTGTTAGTTTTGAGATGGTGAAGCAGGTTCTTGACTCGATGACGAGCGAGGGTGGCAGGTTCTATGACCACCAAGCGAAGATGGTCGAGACCTTGTATGGCAAGATGGAGCGATTGGGTGATGCGTATAAGGTGATGATGAACCAGCTGGGCAGTAGCCATGATGCTTTGCTGAAAGCCCCTATAGATGCTATCACCAAGGCCATGATGGACTGGCGCAGCACCGTACGTTCGATAGTGACGATGCTTGCCGCCAGCGGTATTTGGAAGTTTGTGAACTACTTGAAGACTCCGCCACAGGCGTTTGCCGGCCTTCAAGGTATGAAAGAAGCCGCCTTGATGCAGAAGCGCATGACAGCAATGACTGCGATGTATGAGCGTGGTGGTCTGGACAAGCTGAATCGTGGCATGCAAAGTTACATCATGCTGAGCAACACGATGACCAAGACCGACTGGAAGAACGTGGTGATGAAGAACAATCTTAGCAAGGCCGAGACGATGTATCTTTACACCACAGGTCGTTTGACCAAGGCGCATGTTGAATGGATAGCCAGCCAGCGCAAGTGGAACCTTGCTGCTCAGCAAAGCATCTTGAACATGAGCAAGATGCAACTGCTTAGCATGCGTGCCGGCATTGCCATCACTCGTCTTGCTGCATCGGTTCGCGCCTTTGCTGCCCAGGCCTTGCCAGTTGCGATTATCTCGTTGTTTGTAGACGTTATTAGCAAGGTGATTCAGGCCAAGCAGGAGATTGATGACTTCAACAAGCAGGTGCGTGAGAGTGCGAAAGAGACGGTTGACGACTTGCGCAGTTACCTTGACAGCCACCGCGATGCGTTTGACTTGGTAGTCAACCCAGAAATATCTCAGGACAGCGCCACGTTGCAAAACACCTGGGGGGACTTGAA